TTATTGGTGCGGAAAATAACAGCTCCATTAGCAAAGTTCTCAAAATACGCATTAGTTCCGTCTGTTCCCATTCTCGTAGTGTGGGCAGGCCCAAGACGAATATTTCCGTCTACTTGTAGCTTCTCACCAGGCGAAGTTGTTCCTATGCCAAATTTTTGTGAAGCTGAAATAGTAGCTGCAATACTTCCACCAGCTTGAAAAATTAATCTTGATGTTGATGTTAAATAACTATCAAAGTTGTTTGCATAAAAAGTACCAGTAACATCGTTTGTAGTATCTGTTACTTTTATAGTTGGTGTTGAATCACTAGAAACATGTAAAATTGATGATGGCGAAGTTGTCCCCACCCCCAATCTCTCAGTTGATGCATCCCAAAATAAACCTTGGGTTGAGCCTGTATCATCGTAGAATGAGATGTCTCCTGTCTCTGCTACATTTAATCTTAATAATTCGCCTGTTGAATTTTTATTGGTTGTATAAAGTTGAATACGACCACCATGATATCCTGATAAAGTACCTGCTGATACAAACTTAATAGATGCTGGATTATCTCCATTTAATGCTAATGATGTTTCTGCTTTTATTCTACCAAGCAGATTACCTGAACTTGCACCACTACCTTCTAGTCTAAGAGTAGTTCCATCAGTGTTGGAAAGCTTTGCGTTACCATCAACAGACAACCCATCACTTGTTAGCGTTCCCGAAATATCAACACCGCTAGAGGTTGTTTCTAGCTTTTTACTGTTATCGTAATAAAGTTCTGCTGCACCGTTATTTAAAAACTTAGCAAAAAGTTCACCAGTATTTGATTTAAGTTCTAAAGCTGTTGAGCCGCCATATATAATTGGTGAACTTGTAGATACGTAACTAATTAAATTTCCTGTAGCAATTATATTTCCTGAAACTTCTAAAGGTGCTGTTGGACTCGTAGTCCCCAGTCCCAATCGTCCACTAGCATCAAATCTTCCAACTTCATTGCCATCTGTTTTAAAAATTATATTGCTGTAAGTTGTCGAACTTGTTCCATTGTAATCAGCTTCAAGTTCTAAGTTGTCTACAGATTTAACACCATAAGATTCTATAGTTCCACTAACCTGTACGCCTGTATTAGTTGTTTGAAGCTTTACACTTGAATTATATTTTAGACGTGTCCATAGACCAGTCGAACTTGTTTCAATAAATTGTACTGAACCTGTTGAAGAGCCAATTTTAAAATTTGTACCTCTTAGCTCTAAATTACCAGTACCACTATCTTTTATATAACTATTACTACCATCATGGAATATCTGTAAATCTGAGGAATTTCCGAATACCGCTTTTTTTCCATCTGCAAAATTAATTTGGTTTGGGTTTAAATTAATTTGTGTACCAGAGGTACTAAAGATTGCATCAAGAGAGTCTAAGTCTGCGTTAAGCGAAATACCCCAGGTATCTTCTGCTGCACCTGGTTCTGGTTTTGTTAAGTTTAGATTAGTTGTATATGTATCTGCCATTTAAGCTGCCTCTTGTTTGTCTAATTCAGTCCAATTTGTTGATGGGTTACTTTGATCTGTCCATGTTGCACTTGCAACTATCTGATCTGTCCATGTATCGTCTGGAACAATTATATCTTCCCATTTTAGACCACCAACAGCGACAAGGCTACTGGTTTGGTTGATCGTTGATGCGGCTGCGAATGTTGCTCTACCTGTTGCATCAAAGCCTGATGTTTGTGCAATGGTTGAGAAACCAGCTACGGTTATAAATGCCTGTGAGTCAAAGTCTGATACTGCTGCAATGGTTGCATTAGCACCGTGTGTTTTTCTGCCTACTGCATTGACATCTGATACAGCTACAATGTTTGCAACTGCTCTATCAATCTGTGTACCAGTTGCAGTAAAGCCTGAAACAGCCTGTATGACTGCTGTGGTTACATCTACTTGTGTTCCAGTAGCGGTAGCTCCTGAAACGACTTGAATGGTTGCTTCGGCTTGAAACGCAAGATCGTTATACTTTGATCTTGAGTAGTAGCCTTTGTTATAGCCTATACTGGCCATGATCTTAAGCCAGTGTTACGTCTAAATCACCAGTGTTGAATCTGAATACATCTCCTGTACTTACAACTTTTGATGTAGTTAAGTTTGCGTATGCTAACAAGTTTCCTGATGATAGTGCATCAAAGATACCAACTGCAACGACTGTTCCGTAGTTTGCTGTAGCTGTTGGATATTCAACTGCACCTGTGTTACTTGCTGTTGTTGGGTTAGTTCCAGACACAGTAAATGCTGATGTCTTTCTTACATAACCGCCGCCAGATACTTCAGTTCCACCGCCTGTATCAGTTGGTGCTACTGTATATAAAGCAACATATAATGTTGACGGTGCTGAATAAGCATTGCCACCAAAGACATGCTCTAAGACCTTGTCTTCTAAATAATCACTAAATCCTGCCATCGTATTCTCCTTTAATTACCGTAGTAGTAATTTCTTTTTTGTTTTGTTCCGTAAGTCTTTCTTCTCATCATTAGAGAACCCTTACCAAATGCAGCTTTCTCTTGAGCAAGTCTCATTTCTTCTAATGCTTTCTCAAACTGTTGTGTGAACATTGCTATTCTGTCGTCTTCCATCAAGTAGATAGAAGCGTGTTTCAATGCACCATATAAGTAAACATCTGGGTTTGATACTGATACAAAGTTAGTTGCATTGGTATCACTCAGTGCATTTATTTTACCATAATAAGTTAGCTGTAGGGTGTAAGGAGTGTCAGGAGTTGGTGCTAATTCTATAGTACCATCAACCATTGCGTAATATACTGGTTGACCTGTTGAGTTGTTATTTGATTTTCTATAAACATCTAAAGATTCTATAGACTGTTGAAATAACGGACTGAAATTATTTGATGTTATTTCTACATTGATGGCTTCTAGCCAATCATCTGGTACTGCTAAGTATTGAGCATCTGCTGTTGCAGTAGCTCTTACAATCATGTCTTTTGTTCTTAACTTTCTGTTAAGTTCAGCCTCTACATTATCAATAAATGTATCTATGGTAGATGTTAAATCTGATCTGTTTAGATAACCAGCTATGGCTGTTTTTAATTCTGCATATGTCATACTTTACCTTGCCAAGTTCTAAAGACGTTATTGTCTGGATTGTTTAGCCATTGTTTCCACTTTGCTGGATCTTTTGACCAACCTTCTCGTAATGCTTTTTGCCAAATTACCATGGGTACTTCAGCTATGTGTCGCATATCTTTTCCAGGCTTAGGTGTATTGTCTCTTAGTTTCTTAACGTGGTCAATGACAGGAGCAACATCTTGAGTTGTGTGATAGACAAACTTGTCATCCTCTGTAATGAACTCTGATTTGTAACCAGTTTTGTGATCGGTGATTGTACGTTTTGTTGCCATGTTTAATAAAGGGTGGGAAGGCCGAAGCCTTCCCTAAGTTCTAACTAGATTAAGAGTCAGTTAAGTCTGCGACTATACCGTGAGCAGCTTGGTTGCTCATTTCTAATCCATACTCACATAAAATCATCTTAGTTACTGCATCACCTATTGTAGCGATATCAACTGTTTTAAAGTCTCTTAGGTAAGATACTTTAACATAGTCAGGATCAACTAAAAGAAGTGATCTTTCTCTACTGAAGTTAGATGGTACTATTTTCAACTCACCAAAGTCTGATGCGTAAATAGAAACAGAAGCCTCTACTGTGTTTGCATCAATCATTTGTCTAGCTTGTGATCTGCCTGTGAAACCAGAAATAACTTGTTTGTTTTTTGGGCCACAAATTGCTAGTGAAGGTTCTCCACCATTAGCAAAACAGTCTTGTAAAACATCTTTTAATAATGCTTCAGTCAAAGCTCTTTTGTTAGCGTTTGATGCGTCAGTTGGAGCAGCACCGTTACCAGCTCCTGAACCACCAGTTCCTCTTGATACGTTAGATGTAATCCAAGATTCAAAACCACCAGTTTTTCTAGCTGTAGTTACGTTACCAGATGTTTTAGCATTGTTTTGGCAAAGAGCAACTTCCATATCTCTTTTAAGAGCTTTAGCCATAATAGCTAATTGGTGTGCCATCTCTGACTTTCTTCCTGCTGAATTAACAGACTCCTGAGAACCAGTTACAGTAGCGTCTCTTTTTGAGATTTGTGCTACGTTATCTAGTCTTGTAGTAGGTGCAGTTACTGATCTTGTTAAATCAAAACCCTCTAATTCACCTGCTCCGTTTGGAGTTGGTAATGTTTCTGTTTGCCAATCAAAAACTACGTTGCTGATTGAATTTTTTCCGATTGAAGACATAAAAGGAGTAGTTTGTGGAGAGATGTTGTAAATAACATTACTTAACTGCTCTCTATTACCCTTCGCCTCGTATGTATCAAATGCGTTTTGTACTTGTGCCATGATATTTTCCTATGTTTAAAAGTTTATATAATTTGTTCAAATAATTTAGCTGCATCCTGGACTTTGCCAGTTTTAGCTAATCTTCGATGCGCTCTTTTCGCTGGTGTTGAACTTTTAGGTACATTTGAAGTGCCAGGTCGGGCGGTTCGAGCTGCCGCTTTCTTTTCAGTTGGCTTCACTTTAGTAGCTTGTTGTGTCTTATGTTGTAACCATGCGTTTCTTAAACCAAGTAAAACTCGGTAGTCGTAAACGCTGTCCATCTCTTGAGATGAATAGCCTAAAACATTAACACCATAATCCCGAATAGCATTTTTTTCTTTAACTGCTATTTCGTTGTCTTGCCATTCTGGAATTTGTGTTAGCAATTGTTCATTACCGTACTTGACGAACTTTTCAAGTTCTTCATGTTGCTTAGCAGCTTGTTCCTGTTGGAGTCTAGTTGCTTCAGCTTCTGCGGCTTGTAACCTTTGCTTCTTCTCATTCCATAAGTCTTTTTCACGGACATAGGCAATAGGATCAGTATCATAAAGTGCATTCCAATCTGGCTCGTTTCCTAACTCGCCTTTCAAAGTCGCTTCCAGTTTTGGTAACAACTGCGAATAAATTGCATCTTTTTGAGAAACCTCTTTTTGTTGAGCTTCAATAGCTTTACGCTGTTCAGCTAACTCTTGAGTTTTTCTCGTATAATCTCTTTGGCGACTGTATCCACTTTGGAGTTCTTCAAGCGTGACCTGGGTATCTTCACCATCTACTTTAATAGTATATAGCTGTGGTTGCTCGGACTCCTCTACTTCAACTTGATCTTCTTGAGGTTCGTCTTCATCTTCTTCAAAGTCGTCTTCTAAGTCTTCGTCTTCTTCAATGATTTCATCATCTTCAATGACTTCGTCTTCGTTGACTAATTCTTCTGATGGTTGTTCTAGTTCGTTTTCTGGTTGTTCCGATGGAGTCAAAAAACTTTCGAAAGATTGTTCTGTCTGTTCTAAATTTGTTTGTAAACCAATCGGCTTTGCGTTGTTGGTCATATTCATTCCTTAAAAATGTAAAGTAGTATTTTAACAATACTAAATTAAATTTTACACAACTTTATGCAATCTTCCTAGTTGTGACTTTGTGATCTTACCCTTCTCTACTATTATTCTTAAATGTTTTTCTATTTCGGGTAAAAGTTTGATTGCTTTGTGTAAATTTTCTCTTTTATTTATATCACTGTCTTTAGACAATAACCATAAATTTATGTAGTCATCTTTAAGATTGTTTACAGCGTGTTTGAATGTTTCTGAGTTTAGAATTAACTCTGCTTCGTTTGAACTTAAGATATCTTCTTGTGAGGGCATACTAACCTATGTTGTCTATTAGTCTTTGTAGTCCAGAATAATCAAAACCTTGATAGCCACTTTTACCAACTTCTTGTTGTGTGTAGCCTTGAGGCATTTGTGATGAATAGCTTTGACCTTGGCTAATCATATTGTCTACGTTAGAACCATCTGCGATTGATCTAGCATAATTTAAACCAGATGAATAAGTGTTGTCTTGTGTTGGGAATAATTCGCTAAGTGTTCTTATTCCAATATCTGTTCCAAAGTAATCACCAAAATCAAAATCACTTATTGGTCTTCTATCTCTATCGTCATACTTAGACATTTCAATAGGCTCTGGTGTTCTGTTTTCAAATAAACCTTTTGGTATGTTTTCAAAGTTCATTCCTACTGGCCCAATAGTTTGTCCAGGATTAAAGTCTTCTTCTATAAAGTCGTTAGCAATACTAAAACCAGGCTGTCTATTGCTGGACATTTGGTTTGTTACTGCTGGTAGTGTTGGTACGTTTTGTATTTGTGGTGCATCTACAGCAGGAGTGATTGCATAAGATGGTATGTAGTTTATATTGTTATTTAAGTGATCGTATCCTGGCATAATTAATTCCTAGTTAGCTATTAGTTTATCAATTTTTTCGTCTAATTTGTCTAGTCTGTCAAAAATTCTTTGCATGTCTAAATGCAAGTCTTGTTTGGTAGCGTAGCGTGTAGGTATTTCTTCTCTTGTTTTATTAACCAATATTTCAACCCTTTTGACATCAGCAGCGTTAGTGCGGATGCTGTATATAATAGGAACATAAACGAGAGTGATAATCGCGTTCCAAAATAAAATAGGGTTGTCCATCAATAACTCCAAATATGCGGCCTTGGTCTGTTTTCTTTTTCTTCCGAGATGTCTAAGTGTATAAAACGAGCATCTCCTTTTTGATTTACACCAACGCCAGTAAATCCATAATCTTTAGCTTTTGATACTATGTTGAGTGCTTTGCTTCCTCTTACATATACATCAGCAGCCAATCCTTCTGCATGAGTACCTGGTGTTTTCTTTCTCGCTTCTATTGGATGTTCTTCGCATCTGTAACCAGATGTAATAATAAAAGGAAAACCCAGCTCAGTTCTAAGTGATTGTAACTTATTTATTAGTTCGTGTGAAATACCATTTTTACCACAATGTTTGCAAGCAAACTCTTCTTCTTTGAAGTTTTCCCAAGTCATTATTTTCCTACTCCTTTTACCCTTTCGTAAGATCGCATTCCGCCAAGACCAAGCATACCCATAAGGACAGGTAGCATCGTTGATGTATCTGCTTGAGGTACAACAATACCAAAAGGCGCAGCGAGAGGACTGATTAAAAAGTTGACTGCAAAACCTGCAACACATATCCATGCTGTAGCTGGTCGCCAAGATGATTGAAACCAGTTACCTTTGGCTTCTGCTTTGTTGACTTCTATTTGTGCTTTAGCAATTTCATGGATGTGCTTTTGCGACATGGTTGCGATTTCATGTGCAATCTTTTGTTTTGTATCCGCGTCTGGAATAAACTTATCTAGTAGTTCGCTTACGGGTTTTATTAGTTTGTCTATCATATGTATATTTTTTGTGCAGGTTGTTTGCGTGTCGTTGGAATGACCACTCTAAAAACTTATCAAACCAACCAAACAATTACTTCTTCTTTTTCTTTTTTGGTCTGCTTGTTTTAGCTTTTTTTCTTTTATTTATATTTGCATATAGTGACATAGTATCTCCTTACCATTTTACTTTGTTAGCCCAGTAAGCTGCGGACAACTTACCCTTTGCGATATTCTTGGCGTGTCTTGCCTTGAATGATTTTCTTCTTGCTTTGCCTTTTTCAGTCATTGGTTTTTTACCAGCACCGCTTACGCCTTGTTGACCAAAGCGAATTAATTTTATGGTGCTACCGACTTTTGCTAAGACAGCGTGTGACTTTGTTTTGTGGTTAGGGGTACGTTTAGGTTTATTGTAACCAGCGAACTTTTCGCCTCTATAGGTTATTGCCATTATTTCTTTTTCCTTGGTCGTCCTCTTTTTTTGATAATTGGTTTAGGCTTCATCAAGCTGTCTAACCATTGCCAAGTTTTAATTAAATATTTTTTCATTAGTGTATCAATGTCTCCGTACAAGATATTAGCTCTGAGTCTGGTGGTATTTGTAGAAACACTCTTGCGACTCTTTTAGCTTCTTCTAAATTTTTAGCCTTAATGTCCGAACCAACATAAATAAAATCTCCATCAAGAAATTCTAAATCGTATATCTTATCCGATTGGTTGGTTGTTTCCATTTGTAAACATTCCTTGAGATTGATTCTTTGCTACTTGTCTAATAGCTTCTCTATCTCTTTCCATGATAGCGTTGATCTCTGCTACATTTACTTGCGTACCGTACTTAGCTTCTAGTTCAGCTATTTTTACTTTTAGATCAGCTTCATGTTCATCACGGTTTCTGTCGTCATCCATGATAATTTTCATTCTGTCTGTCTCTGCATCAATGATAGCTTTTTGTGCTAAGTTCTGTGCCTTCATTGCTTCTGCCTGAGCTAACATTTCTTCAGGAGAAGGTTTCTGATCTTGCGGTTGCTGTGGTGGCATTGGTGGAACTTGCGTGTTTATAAATGTATTAGCATCTTTAAAACCAGCCATTTCAATCATTTTGGTCAATGTGTTAGCGTACTGCTGTAGATTGAGCAAAGGATTGTCAGGGCCTAGTGTTTGTAAGATTTGTTCTTGTTTTTGTGACAAGGCTGTTAAGACTTGGAACTTCTCTTCATCAGATGATTTAGATATACCAACATTAATGACTAAGTCTTTGTCAGCATCCCAGTATCTAGGATCAATAGGTATAAACTCATTGTTAAGTCTCATCATATCTTGACCTTCTTGGTGCTTGATAACAAGTGAGTTAACCAGTTTAAATAAATCTTTCATTCCGTCTGCGAAGTGTCTGCAAATAAGTTCTACTCTGCCTTGCGCTCCAGACATGGTTGCTGATACTGCTTGGGCGGTAGAAGATTGAAGCGCGTCAGCGTTTAGTCCAGCGGAGGCTTTAGAAACGCCTGTGCGGTTCTCTTTGGCTTCGTCAAGATAAGACAATACTGGGAAGGCTTCTTTACCAACAAAAGGCACAGCGAAAGGCTGTACCATTCCTGGCGCTCTCATTCTAATAGGTTGTCCTATGTCGGTGTTAAGGACATCGTCAATATTAACTTGTCCTTCAACAATTCCCATTCTCGGGAAGATGGCGTGGCCTAGACTATCAAGGGTGTCTCTCATTATCTGAGATTTAGCCGCTTGAATAGGCATTAGGTAGTCCGCAGGACATGAACCAATGGAGGTGTGAGGTTCAGGATCGGGACAGAAGAGTGTAATAGGTAGATCGTCCCAAGGTGTTGCGTTAACAATGTTCATCCCATTGCCTACAGTGCATACCCTAATCCTTTCATCTATACCATCGCCATCTAAATCATAAAAAACATAATGCTCTACATAGAGAACATTATTTTGGTCAGTTCTATCTACGCCAGAAAAATCAGCGTAAGGATTTCTTGCTTGTTCTTCGTCATA